ACTAGACAAGAGCGTTTCTTCGCTGTCCCTTAAAATCATGGGTTGACGGCTAAGTTCTTGAGGATGTAGCCCAAGACCAACAGTAGGTTCAGGCCCAACACTTTTGGACATGGAACTGAACTGATTCATTACAGGAATACCTCCACCCACAACTGGCGGGTTGTCCAAAGGAATGCTCATTCGAGCATCTTGATCCAGAGACTGCTTTGTGTCTCCCGTCTTCGAAGTGTTCTCAATAGGTATGTTACCAGCTACGTCGCTAATACTATAAGTGTTACTGACGTTAGTGGTGGAAACATTACCTCCTTCAGCTACCCACGTTTCATCACTCGATAAGAGCTGCCCAGCCAAGGCACCAGTACCCCGTGTGAACCCGTAATTAGGGCGAGTGTTTGTTTTGCTAGATGGCAAAGACCGAGGTACTCTTTGTTTAGTGACAAATCGTGAGAACACAGTAACACCGCATGTAGTGTTCGCTGCTTTCGTAACCAACGGCGACCAAGCGTAAAACACTAGGCGACCTAACCTTTCACCTTCGTCGTGTCCTCGCTGGTTGTCAATAGCTGACCTCCAATAACGGAAAGGAATCTTCAAGATTCCCGACTGATTGTCACACGGGCTCAGCTTAACATTAATCATTGACGAAGCAACAGTATACTGTGGGTCTTGCAGACCTAAGGGGACAAAAACTACCATTAGGCAACCAGCCTGCGTGGGTGAACCGTTCAATTGAATCATCACCTCGATGTCTGGTTGTGAAAATAGATAGTGTTGGAAGCTCATATTTTGAATGTTTGCCTGGTCCCCCATCCCTAAAAGTGAAAAAGGTACGTTGATCGAAGGCATCTGAGCTAACGCACCAGTATCAGCGTGGGTCCATTCGAATTGAGCTCGCTTGACGAAACTAGTAATTCCGACATTAATCGAAGCATCAACGTCTGACACACTAAGATCTAACGGGATCTTCTTCGAAAGAGCAATGTCTTCACCCTCAACCCTAGTCGTAGTATCAACAGTGGTCAACCCGGGTGTTTCAATCGTCGTTCCTTCTTCGGACCTCTCTATCGAGCTTTGTGCAACAAACATATAATCCCCTGAATTTGCCGTCGTCCTATTAGCGACAGTAATTCGCAACGAAGACCATGGAGGAAGACTCAATTCATCTAACCCGCATTTCTTCAAGCCTTCATTGATGAACGAGAGGAACTTGCAGTAATAGGCATAATCCCACTGAGAGGCATACTCGACCATCTGACGACATTCTGAAGTAAGAGTCATGTTGTCGTTTCTAGTCCAGAGAATACTTTCTTCTAACGTTTCCTTGCGAAGCGCCCCAGACCAGTGACCACCAACCCGGCGAAAGTAGTTGCCGAGAAAGAGAATCTGATCGAATGTCTTATATTCCCCAGTCAGTTCCTCATCCTTAACAGCTGAAGTATAAACCTGCCCTAGCAATGATACAAGTTTCTCTACCTTAAGAGGATTCATATCAACATCATCTGAGCATCCCAAAATGTGATCATCCCCTAGAATAGCTAGGCTAACGTGGTCCTCGAAAACAAGACTAGGATAAGCAACTTTGAAAATGTATCGGAAATAAAGTTCGCACGTAATACAGTTCAAGATAGTGGTCCAAAAACCACCACTTGCATTGTTGCAAACTGTCTCTACTAACCATTTTCCAATTTGCAGTGGAGCTTCAGTTTCATGTTTCCTCACATGTTCGAAAATAGTCTCTGAGTGAGGTAAAGTTTCTCCAAGCTTCTGTAAGACCAGAAAGCTCGCGTCCATTATTTGCCTCTGGTGGCGGAGATCAAATTCTTTGAAATCGCCTGCCACCAAACGGTCTTTAAAACGAATAAACTTGGAGAAAATTTTCTCAGCATCATAGGAGCTGGGGTTTATTCCGAGGGCGAAGTTGTGCTTTGGAAAACTAGAGTTGAAAGCAGCAACCATGGAACCAAATAGCATTCTACACACAACGTTATAAGTAACGTCGTTAGAATAGGTCACCCTAGTGTTTACAGACTCTATTTTAGATGCTGATCTGGTTTCGTCTTTTAGGAAACCAACAAAGACCTTATCCAATGGTTCCCCTGAGCAAACCATCTGGAAGACTTCTAAAACATGGCGCTTGAAATTGGGGTCATAGTAACCATTTCCTTTTTCATAAAACACCAAGTCTCTTTTTCCTTTCTTAGTCGTGAAATAACAATAAGGAGAACCAGGATGAGTATCAGTGGCAATGGATGCCAAAACTCCCGGAATACCAAAGACACTCTCTTCAAATGTTAAAAACCGAAGACCGTTAGTTCCCGAATAATCCAAATTTTTACTCAGGAAGCTTACTAAGTCGTCAGAACACAAGTTGAGTAGGTCTTTGTCAACTGAGATCTTTGGCGCACTAACCAAGCGTTTTATAGCTAGGTCAACAGGATCACGCCCATTGGCGCGAGGATCATCAGCAGACATGATAGCGGGTTCCTTCCTGCTCTTGTACGGGACAAACTCACTTACAGCTGAAGGCTTCAGCTTGGTTTGAGTGCACATGTGAATTCGCGACCCACTAGGAACTTCTTCGATACGGCGGAGGTTAGGTCTCTCTTCTTCAATCAGTTCATCGAGTAAACAATTTTCGGCTGAATATTTAGCGATCTCAGAACCAATAGCTTCTAAAATCATCTCTTTGCTGACCCGGATAGAAAGACCCATTGGGTCTATTTTGGAAATTGAACCTGCCACATGTATACCAATGCACTTACCAACATTCTTAGTAGACCCGAGAAAAAGAGGGGATCCACAGTCACCATGAGTGGTGAATGCGTGGTAACTAAACCCGTCTGACAAATCAAACTTAGAATCACCATAAGCGTACTCTCGAGCATTTTCAGCCTTCGCGAAGGTCATCACCAGACCTTTGTCGGTTCTGATGTTAACCCTAAATTTGCCTTCAGGAATATCTTCATCACAGGCAAACTGGGAGACAATATTACGAAACTCTGGACATCGCTTGTCACGAACGTTAATAAACGCAACATCGTAATCCACATTTCCATGCTCATCCTTTGACATGATAACATCCTGAGGATCGACATCCCATTCGTAAACGTGTCTGTTGTGATGTAGAATCAAATGCCTTTCAGGTAAGAATTTACCCTTATCGAACAATCCGTGAGCATACGTCAGGATCCAACGCTCGGCTATTGGGATAACGTTCATCACGCAGTGTCCCACATCAAGTTTACTAACAACTATTGCCTTCTTAGCTTCGCTCTCGTACTCAGTCTTAGAGCGCGACCAAGATCGAGCTTTGCTACCTCGGTGTCTGATTTTTCGCCGTGGGTCTGATTCAGGTTCGAAAGTGAGACCCTCAGGTTCTTCATTTGAGTTACCCAGCCATTTAGCAACTGCAACCATCGCTCCTATGGCTATGCCTGACAGAATCCACTGACCAAGCTTGTTTCTAATCGGAACTCCCTCTAATACCTCGTTAACGTAAGTATCATGCAAGACGTCCCAAAAAGTACTCACATCCTCTAAAACTAACTCAGCCATGGCTTGTTGCCAAAGCTCCATGTCGCTGTACAAGAGCTTTCCTCCTGTAAAATCAAAGTCTCCCATGTCTCTACTCCTCTGGCAAGCTCTCACAGTTTCGTGAACTCGTTGGTCCTCAACTCCTGTAATAACAACACACTTGTTACATACAGTTGTCCCAGGTTCGCCACCTCTGCAAGGTATTTTGTTGGAACAGTTCTTGCGCACACACTCATGGAAATGCGTGTCATCAGTGCAGAGGGTGGTCGGAAAGTTCACCCGATCCGAGGGATGATCTCCACCTTCATCTCGGCAAGATTGAACCTTCCCGCAATCGCACACAAACGGCTTCTCATCACGTCTGTGTCGTGTTATTTTCCCACAGGTGCACTGATGGCGATGCTTACCTTTCGGACTAGGACTTTCAGCCACAAAATTATGACCCATCAGTTTCATCATGGCCTCCATTATGGAAACGGGTTGAGCAGGCATGCTACAGACCTTGCGGAGTTCTTCGTTAATCAGTGACTCCGGATCTCGAGCATCATCTATAGCACTCTCATTTATCTCGCGAAGCATTTGAGCAAACTTCCTCTTTTCCCGAAATTTCTCATGTACGTGCTCGCAAGCCAGCTGAAATGTCATAGGTGGAGCCCTCGCAGCCTGTCGGTTTGGGATTGAAG